CTTGTTGTGCCGCACCTTTAAGCGTAAACGGGGCTTGAGTAACTGCTTGCTGTACTGCACGACCACCCGCAGCAATTTTGCTAGCCATCGGCGCAGCCTTTGGCAATACGCGACCAACAACACCTGCGCCACGGGCTACTGCCCCGCCAACGCCAAAGGGAACAGCAAGGGAGCCAATCGTTCCGGCAACTTGTCCAGCAGTCCCCCATCCAGATATATTCTTGTCAATTTCAGCAGCACGATCAATTTCTTCTTGGGATATTTGTCCGGTCAGTTGTCCTATACCGCGCCCAATATCAACCATTGATTTTCCAGCACCAACAGCAAATTGTTGATACCACGGCATTTCTTCAAAAATGCGTTTTTGCGCTTCAGATACCGTTTCGGTAGGTTTAGTTTCGCTTTGACCGCGCATCTTGCGGATTTCTGAAGCAAATACTTTTGCATCGGCAACATTGCCTGCCGCATCAGCTTTTATCAGCGCACGTTCCAATTCTGCCAAAGTTGCCATAAAAGCCTCTTATTTGTATTTGTTCAACAAAGCATCCACATCAGAGCCGCCATTGCCAGACGAGTAAGGCGTTCCACCCCATTCATTCTGATAGGCTGTTTGCGCTACATTTTTGATGCGCCGACCATAGGTTGCAATATCAGCAAGTGCAGCCCTAGCTGTTTCAACATCAGACGCATTTTGCAGTTTTGCAACAGCAGCTTCAAGTTTAGGCCATTCTTTTTCCGTCATTGCGCCTGGAGAGCCAGCAGACGAGCGCAGTTCTTGGAATCCTGCAAGCTGCATAGAATCTTTTAATTCTTCCAACAAAACAGCAGCATTTGCTGCATCAGAGCCGCGAACATTTGGCGCATATCCACGCAATCCAAAGTTTCCAGAAAGACCTGAATGTTTTGCTAGTTTTTCGGCACGAGCAATAAGTTTATCGGCATTTTCTGACGCATTAGTTACAGCAGAATAATCTTGCGCGTGCTGTCCTCGCAGTTTAATGTCTGGGGCAGAGCCAGGAATCGGCATATCGCGCACTTCACCTGTTCTAGCATCCCGCACACGCTGATAGCCTGGTTGCAATTTGCCATAATCCACGCCTCCGCCAGCACCACGAGCAGCAGCCACCATTGCTTGACGATCTCGCCGCGCTTCGGCTTGAGCCGCCAGCCGTTCCTCTTGCATTTGGCGTTTGTTTTCAATATCCAGTATTTGTTTTTGCCGCGCCTCTTTTTGCTTTTCCCTGAATTCATACATGGACAACGGCACTCTTGCCTCATCAGGCGCAACCATCGCCAGCTTTTGCAGCCGTAGATATTCTTCTTCAGGTGTCAACGCACGTTGTTGAGGTACACCAAAGCCGCTTTGAGTTAGCGCAGATTCCAGTTGGGCGCGTCCAGCTTCGTCTGGCACAGAAGCGACTTGAGCGCGTACTTCTTCAGAATTGTAATCAAGCGGCACTTCCGCCGTCCCTGTGCGAGCATATTCTTCTATGCCAGCCAATCTACGCGCTTCAGCATCACGCTTTGCCTTTTGCGCTTCCACCGCCTGTTGCATTTGCATCGTGCGGTATTGACGCTCTTGTGCCAAGTCTGCCAGCTTATTCTGGCGTTCCTGAATCAATGCAGGGTCTAGGGCTGCGCCTAGTTTCGCACCATAAGACGGGTCGAACAAACTCCAATCAATAGCCATAATTTACCTCAATGTCGAAGTTGTGTTTCCACCTAGCAGACCTGCCAGAGCATTTGCTGCACCTAGCGTGCCTTGCTGTTGTGCTGCTCCGCCTGCAAGTTGTGCAGTAGCTTGTTGGCCTGCTACGCCAAGTCCGATATTCCCGACCTGATTCGCATAGTTAGCACCCTGATTCGCCATGCCAACGGCTGTGTTCTGTCCGACACCGGATAGATTCGCAGCACGTTGCAGAGCATTGCCGTATCCCTGCGAGGCAAGTCCTTGCCCCCATTTAATCGCTTCGGTCGCAGCCTTACCACTACCCATGCCACCACGAGCAGCCAAACCAGCGTTTAGGGCTTTCTGGCCTTGTGTCAGTTCCCATTGATAACCAGGCGTGTTGATTAAGGCTTGATTGATACCCGCTTGTCCTTGTGGGCCTAGTCCCATCAGATCAAGTTGCTGATTCAAGCCTTGTTGTCCGGCAGTCAGCCACGGAGCTTGGTTAGCTTGTGCAATGCCAAATTGTCGGGCTTGTTCGGCTAGAGCTTGATTTCCTGCGGCGGCGTAAGTGTTCGCAGCTTGTTGTGCAGCGTTAGCGGCTTGTTGACCGCCATATACGGATGCAGCGGCAGAGCCTAGAGAGCCGAGGATGTTAGAGGTATTTGGGCCAAGCACCGAGCCGATGTTACTTGCAACGCCACCCAATACGCTACCGCTTACACCATTGGCGATTGCAGCAGCACCAGCGGCAGATGCTTCAGCTAAAGAAACTCCCGCAAGTTGACTACCCGTATAGCCCAAATTGGCAAGCGCAGTCGCTTCAGCAGTTGATATGCCTGGAACGGCAGCTTGGATGCCAGATACCGCATTAGATACGCCTAGCGCACCCGTAGCAACACCAGTTAAACCACCAGTCAATCCGCCTGTGAGCGCGCCTTGCAAGACATTGCCACCAGTCGCAGCCGAAGTTAGACCGCCAGCAGCAGCACCAGCTACAGCAGCACCAGTTGTAGCAGATAATCCCAAAGCCGCACCCGCAGCAGGGCCAAGTGTTACCGCAGCCACAACAGGAAGAAGAGGTGCGGCAGCTTTTGCAACTGATTTAACTGCGCCAGTAATTCCGCTGACAATGCTGCTTAAAAAGCCATATTCCGGCAATCCTGTTTCTGGGTTTATCGTTCCAGAGCCGCCAGCAGCTTTTAGCATTGCGGCTTCTTGCGGGTTAATATGCGCTAGAATTGTGTCTCCATTGCGACCTTTTGCTGCTAACGCTTCTTTTGCTTGCGTTAGATTCCCAGTAAACTGTTTCCCGCCGGATTCTTGTGCGCTATATTTGGATTGTATTTGATGCAGAGCATCAACAATAGGATCAATTAAAGTTGGCTCATAGCGATTAGGCAATTCACCCGCTTCAACTGCGCCAGACTTCATAAGTTCCTGTAAAATCTCATTATATTTTTCAGGACTAGATTGCATCATCTCAAAAACCTGAACAACCTTATCAAGTTCTTTTGACGATTTAATGTGTTTCATCAGTTCTGGTTCAATAGCCGAAAGGAACTGTTGGCCTCCTGGCTGTGCAGTTACTTGTTTTCCCATTGCAATATCAGCGAGTGCCATATTATCTCCTTTGCCTAATTATACTTCATTCAGTCCAAAAAGGCATTTATTAACACAGTCTTAACGGGTTCTGTTCCGCTAATTTCATAGATTCTCGGCTGGCCTGTTGTCATGCCTAAACGATGCCAGAATATCCGCTTGGCATACTGTCCCAAAGCCCCTAAATCACGCCATAGCTCGTTTGACCATGTATGACCGCCATCATTAGACCAGCGCAATGCAATCGGCTCGGCAGTCCCACCCAATAGCCCCACACCGCCTTCAAACTCTAGGGATAACTTGTGGTGAACAGTCCGCATCATGGAGCCAGTAGGCACACGGAAAGAGCGCACCCATTTCCTGACCGCACCGCCATCGTCATATACATCCATTTCAAGGCTGTATATCTTCCCTTCCAGCGTATCGCAGACAAGGTGTTTACCATCAAAGAAAGCATATTCCTGCGCTTCCCATCGAGTAAACGCCCCATTGATAAAACCTGCGCGCTCATGCCACATTCCCGTATTCGCGTCATAGCAGAATGTCCGATCTCCGGTAGGGAAAGTGATTACATAGAAGTGATGCCCATCTTGTTGATAAGCAAAGGAAATTGCGTCTGTTACATCGCCCATTTGCTGAATGGCGTATTCAATCGCATAGGTCGAAATCCGTTTGGGTGTGTAACCTTCCAGCCGATAGATAATCCCATAGCCAGTTGTTGACCGTCCCAACCACATGACCGAGTTATCAATCTTCGCAATGGAATATGGCGCAATACATCCCACTTCAAATACACCGGAGACGTTACGCACGAATGGCGAAGGAATCGCGCCGGAATCATAAAAGACTTCGCCGGATTGTTCACAAAACATCACCAGTTCGTTATGAGATACAACCGAGCCAACCAGTAAATCAGGGTTAGAATCAACCGTCTGCACGTTTAGCGCATCCCAATATGCCCCGTCCAAAGGCTCGGATACATAGAAGTTCTGTGTATTCGGCTCGCAAACAACAAAACGCCCGTTCACATAGCTGATCGTTTTCGTTCCGTTAGGAAATCCATAACCACTAGATACAAGGGAATGAACACCCGACTGGATGCCCGCAGAGGTGTCAATCGGCACACCACCCGCCGTGTCAGATACTTGTATCGTGTTTGCAGTCAGGCCAGAGGCTAGAACATAGTAAACTGCCGCAGCTTGCAGGTTAAGCGGTAGCGAGCCGGTAGTGGATAGAATTACCCGGTCACCCGCAATGAACGGATGCGCGGCTGCTGTCGTGATTGTGCAGGCAACCGCAATATCTACAGTAAAGGTCGAGGTGAATACCTTAATCTGTTCTAGCGTATTCGTAGCGAAAGTGAACAACCACCCGTCCGTCCCGTTTACGATAATCAGTTCGATGCCGTTGTCACTCAAACGAGTTACAGTTCCAGCCGTAACCGTTCCACGGCTTGTCAGGATGCCGCCTGCCGTGATTTCATACAGCGTTGTTCCCGATACCATGAAACAGCGTCCATTCGATGCTGTGTAGATTCCTGATGCGACTATGCCACCTGGCGTTGCAGCGTATAGCAGAAGTCCAGGCGTTGCCATGAAAGCTGCTACATCGCCCTTATCGTTTGTCGTGGGGTAAAGGTTGACGCACTTGTTGTCTGATAGATTCAGGCTACGCTGAACATCGTGACCGCCGAGGAATGTTTGAAGGGCTGGCATAGTTATTGTCCGTTATTGAGTTTCTTTCAACCAATCCAATATATCATCAGCAGATTGCCCTAAAGAATCGCCATCTGGATAAATGTTAAAGTGTTTTGTCGCATTGAGATAATCGTCTGTGTTTGTTTGATTATAATGACTGCCTAATCTAATGTGTGCCGTATCCCAATCCAAAACACCATATTCCGGATCAATTTCCGTGGGCTTTCTTATTGTGTAATATAAAGAATTTGATTTATTTGACGCTCCTGATAATTGCAAATCAATTCCATTATCTTTTGCCCATTGTTCTAAAGCAGCCGCCTGATTTTCTACTGGTGCTTGATCATATTTATATAGCCCAGTTTTCGGCACACTCCTAGCCTCGCCGCTGCCATATCTCACAATCTGCTGATCTACTGGCACATCAAATTGGCTAACTGGATATTGCGCGAGGCGTTCTTCTGGCGTTAGCTTCATGCGTGCTTGGGTAAGACGGGCTTCGGCTTCTCCGGCGAGGGAACGATAGGCTGTCATTGGGTCGTTTGCACCAAGAACATAATCTTTTGCAACTTTCAAGTCAGCAGGTGAACGATTTTCAAAGTTTCTTGCTATTGCTATAACTTTGTCACTTGCCCATCTTGGCGGGTTTTGCATTTCTGAAATTCGTATGCCATTTTTCTTTGCCATGTTTAATAGATTTTCAGCTTGCAGCATATCTTCATAAGTATGCAAACCTTGCATAACGTCAGGATTTACCTTAAATTGCTCGGGACTACCACCCCTAGCAAACCCCTCGCGCTCTTGGATAGCGTGTTGGAGTTCGTGTAGGGGAACGCTTTTATCTTTTATTGCTTCGCGTCCAAGCATAATTGTTTTATCTTGCGGAATAAAACTCGCCCCACGATATTCTTCGCTTGGATAATGAATCATCGAAATATCATTTAATTCTGGGTAAGCTGATTTCAATACTGGATGTTGCAATGCGTCTAATGCGTTTGCTTCTTGCGAACCATAAGCATCTAATGGCAATTCATGCAATTTGAATTTCGCCTCATTATCCGGTATCTCAAACCGCCATTTCTTATCAGGGAATCCAGCAGTCCATCCGGTTTCGCGCCATATCTGTTCGTCAGGGATGCCAGCAGCTTGCATTTGTTTAGCCTCATCCAGCTTTGCCAAATCTGCGGTTTTAGCACTCACGCCTGCAAATATACCCCGCTGTTTCGGCAGCATCTTGGCTACATCCGAGTATTCAGCAGCACGATTCAATCGGCTACCGATAGCCGTAGCACCCAGAGCCGAAGCCAAAGGAATACCCACTGTAGCAATGTCAGCAGGGCTAACAGGCAGCATCGTGCCAATTTCATACGGCAAGTCGCGCTTTGCGTTAATTACATCGGCTAAATAGTTACTTCCACCCACGGGCTTTTCAGAGCCTAGCCCGAATGGTTTTAACACCATGTTGGCTATATCTACTGGCGCACCAGCAGTAGCAGTTGCCACGCCTTGAGCAAGCGAACCCAAAGAGGAAGGCGCAGTCTCGCGGACAGACTTCCAGTATTCAGGGTCAGCAAGGAAGGATAGAAGATTCGCCATTATTTCAAAAAGGTGAGTTTGTAGATCGTGCTATCAAACAGCGAGATAATCTCATCCACAATGTTAGATAGGCTGGATTCGTTCATGCTGACATTCTTTTGGCTTTCCTTTACCAACTTCCGCAGATTCTTCAGCATAACTACGGGGCCGCCAGATTTTTCATTGCTGTAATACGGAATGTCACCAATAAGTTGTCCGGTAAAACCCTGATACGATTCAGCAAAAGAATCAGCCAAGTCCACAATCTCGTCATAGAACGAGCCAAGTGCCATGTGTTCAGAGAAGGATTTAGTCTTAAGATGCTCTCGATGAGCATACTCACGCGCAAAGAATAGAATCGCCATGAAGTCTTTGCATTCGGTCATTTTGCTTTCTCCGCTAACTTATTACGCTTGATTCCTTCACTTGCCATTTTACGCGCTGTAGCCATTGGGATACCAGTCCGTTTAGCAATGTCTGGGTTATGTGCCGCAGCCCGAAAGAGCGCGTTCTGTTTTTTGGTGTAGGGCATTTAGTAGCCTGCTAAAAAGCCAGCAAGTGAACCACCACGTTTGGTCAGGATGTTGTTATCTATCGCCATCGTGGGGATTACGTTGTTGGTGCGGTTGATATACTTCATTGCGGCTTTAGCTTGCTGCAATGTCAAAGGCTGCAATACACCCGCCGGATATTGGGGCGAGATATGCACAGCCAGATTCTTCATCAGGGCTTCTTCATAGCCTGGCGGCAAGGTAATGTCCGTTACCAAGTCAGGGAATTCCGTAACCACGTTAATCACCCGCAGACGAAGTGTGCAGCCAGACGCTACAGGCCAGCAATGCACAATGCCGTTTGGCTCTTGGGCTTCATACCATACCGATACAGTATTCGCACCGCTAACCGCTTTATATACAATGGAATCCCACTTCAGGAAGTCGATAACCTGAACGGGATAGGTAATGCCTTGCCGATCTACAACAGCGGATTCAAGACGAATCGGACGCTGTGCCACAACATCACCAGTCGGGCCGATGGTAAACGATTGATGCCCCGTAATTGGGTCAATAGTGCCAGTCAGGGCTTGGTTGATCTGATTCGGATACCATGCGAAGGCTTGGTCATTCGAGAACTTTTGGCAGAGCCGATTCAATGCACGCAGAGCATCGTTTGCCATTGATGCGGTAGGTGTATCACCTTCAGCCAATACGTTGATTTCCTTAAGAGCATCGTAGATAAGCGTATTCGCTGTGGTCATTGTGATCTACCTCATAGAATTGGGGACGGGGGATTTCTCCCCCGCTTTGTTACTTTAGTGCGTTGATGCAGTCAGACCGATAGGATTAACGATAACCCAGTCGATGAAAGTATCAGCAGTTGCAGCAGCGACTACGGTAATCGTGAAAGAGCCAGCAGCAGGCACAATCAGCGAAATCGCAGTTGCAGTTGCATCAGCAGCAGCTTGCGAAATGTTTGCCACGATACGGCTAGAGGCATCCACCAAGCTGTTAGTGACAACAACAGCAGTTCCCGCCGTTGCTACAGCACAACGACCTTGCACGCTGTTCTGGGTAACATCACCAACGGTTACATCCAGAGCAGTAGTCGAGGCCAAGCCTTGAGCAACCAGCGCGGTTTCTTCGGAAGTTACGAACTGGGCGATATTGCCAGCCGGAACGCCTTTGTAAGTCTTATTAACTAGTACAGTCATTTCATTCTCCTTGTGAGAGCGCAGGTAGAGGATTAACTCTACCCGCTAACTCATTGATTTAGCCATCAAAGTGCATATTTGACCGACAGTTCCGGATAACATGCGGCCCATCCAAACAGCACGTCAATACGCATGATGCTGTTGTCGTTGATACCGTCATAGAACTCGGTCACCTTCAGGGTCAGACCCTTATAGGATTCTTGAGCTACATCGATAACGCCACGGCCGGACGGAGGTGCCCACATCGGAACAGTTGCCAGAGTGAACGCATCTTTGTGGTAGCCCACCGAGCAAGAATAGCTGGTAGAAGCTGCACCGAAGATAACGAACGGCTGACCATTTGTAGGCGATGCGGTAACGTTCTGGAACGGGCCAGACGGTACGATTGCAGGGCTGATAGGAATGGATACACCAGCAGCAGGAACGTCAGCAGTAACCACGAATTGTGCCAGCACGCCAGTGGACTGACGGCTTTGCGGGTTCACAGCGAACACGCCAGGCAGAGTGATTACAGTACCAGCAGTCAGCGTAGCAGCCAGACCAACAACAGTCACGGTAGAGCCAGTTTGATTAGCACCGTTGATGTTG